ATCTATTGCTATTTCGTTTTGTTTCAAATCAACTTCATTTAAAGTAGCAAACAAAACCTCTCCAGTATTTTTATCAATTATTGTTTTCATTAGAATTTTTGTATTATGTAGTTAGAATTAACAATACTATCAGATGCGTTACCTAATGTTGCAGTAATTAATATCCAAAAATCAGAAGTATATGTAAGTGTAATATTTGTATTTGCATTTAATGGACTACTATTTTCGTAGGCATATGATGTCGTATTATCAATTACTTCTACTGTGTTTGATGCTCTTAAATTTAAAGTTCTTTCCATCCCTTGCGACCTTGTTGCTCCCGTAGCCAAAGTTACAAGTCCTAAAACGCTACTCCCACTTATTGAATTTGAACTGTTAATTCTATATCGGTAACTAAAACCTCCAAGATTACCAGTTTTAAAAACTCTATTTCGAATATAAATTACATCTCCAACTGCAACACTTCCAGCAGGTACAAAAATGCTTTCTAAAATTGTTTCGGTAGTTGTGCCAGTTAGCGTACTTGAAGCACTTGCTTTCCTTCCTAGTATAAAATTATTTTGTTTATTGTTAAATGTTGTCCAATCTGTTGAACTCAATGCTCCTCTGTTAGCAGCAGACGCTGTTGGTAAATTAAATGTATGAGTTGCTGTAGTAGAGTTAATAGCAAAATCAGTTCCTGTTGTTCCTACTGCTAAATTCTGTACTTGCGCTGTAAGTCCATTTAATGCAGTAAGTCCAGTTGAGAAAGTTGTTATTACTTGACAAAGATGATTGTCCTCTGTGTGAAGTGTAATAGTTCTTCCACTATGTGTAACGTAAATCCTTATTGCTAGTCTATCAGTTGCTAATAAAATAGTTTGTGGAACTGCTAAAGCACTAACATACAAATCTATACTTGTGCCTCCTGTTATATTTTCTGGCGTTGCAGAGCTACTTGCAATTAAAGATAGAGTTGCTCCATCCCATTTGTATAACTCAACATAAAATGATGGCGAACCTCCATTACTTGAAGCACTAAAATAGGTTTCAAAATTCCAATTTCCTGCTGGTACCTCTAATTGATTTGGCACTCCAGCATCTGTAATAAACGATTGAATATAACCATTTGCATTTATTGTAAAATCAGTACCCGCACCTAGAATTGGTGTTCTATCCATTTCTTTAAATGCAACTCCTCCAAATGTGCCTTGTGAAACTGAACCATTAAGATAAAATGATAATGAAGAACCGCCACCTCTTGAAGTTGGAAAATTAGCCAAAGTACCATCGCCACGAACGTATTGAGATACTGCTCCTGCCCCTGTTACAGCTATATCTCCACTTGATGTAATAGGACTATTTGTTACCGTAAAAGCACTTGGCATTGTTAATCCGACTGAAGTAACTGTACCACCACCGCCACCGCTTGACTTATTCCAAACGTTTAAAATCCAATAATTACCAATACCTACTTTTTTTAATTCGCAAAAATCCCCAACGTTTAGCGTTAAGGTTGTAATTGTTTCCGATAAATAATAACACTGTGTTCCTGCAGTAATATTTAAAGTTGCTGTTGCTGGTATTGTATCGTTTGCTACAAAGAATTGAATAAGGCTATTACTTGGGAATAATTCTAAATCATCATCTAGCGTCATTGTCATTCCACCGGTAACGAGAGAATATTTTAAGCGGTCTGCAAGTTCAAAATCTCTATCGCCATCGATTTGTTGAAATTCTTTGTCCCCAACTGTTAACACTTGGGTAAGGTTTGGAATAAAACTATTGTATATTTCCCAAACCGCTGCGCCAGTACTTGCATCGGTACATTTGTAAGTAGTGCCATTGTCTAAAGTCCAAAGTGAATCAACTTTAAATCTTAAAGTAACATCAAAAGTTTCATCAGGAATTACATCAAAGCAATTTGTTGAGTGTCTTATAAATCCATTGTTATCAAATACGTGTCTTATACCAGCTTGCCACATATCTTCATAATCTACCGAGCAAATTCGAGATATACCACCGTCGCCACCAAAGTCGTAAGTTCCTTTTTTAAGAGATGAACCGTTTTCTAGTTCAATCGCATCAGCATCATTTATAAGTATGTTTTCGCCACCCGTTGTATTGCCTAAAACTAAAGTTTGTGCTAGTGTTTGATTGCCACCGCCTCCGCTTGTTCTTGTTACATTAACCTCAATAATATTAGGGTTTACCGTAATATCAACTAAATCAATCGTTTCGTTAATCGTTATATCTACTGCCATTATCTTGAAATATCATCGTTAATAATAAACAATCCACTAATCCACGTTACAACCGTATCATCCGCTAAAGTAATCTGAATATCATATTGGTAAGTACACGCAGGAATATTGATAATTTGCTCGTCAATTTGAAAATCGCCACCTACTGCATCTGTAATAGTTAAATCGGGAGTGAAAGCAATAACGCCTCCCGCCTCTTTACGAAGTTGCATTAAAATAACCGCATCGGTTAAATCTAAATCTACATCATTTACTTTTACGTTGAATAGTGTTTGATAAAATGTGTCCCCTCGTTTGTGCGTGAAATTTACTGTTTTCATTTGATAAATACTTTTCTAATTTTTTTATATTTTCCTCTGTCCGTTTGTCCGTTTTTCGCATATCAATAATTATTATTTTCGTCTAAAAAATACCATCGGTTCAATATACTACTTTTATTGTAAACTGGAGGAACTATTTGACTATCTGCGCTTAAATATTCAGGTAATTGGTTAAGCATTAACCAACGCTCTAAACGCCCTTGATACATTTCAGCTTTATGTCGTTGGTTGTTTACCAAATAATCAACTTCTGTTTTGTCAACTGCTGCGGTGTTTTCGGGTTGCGTTTTATAAATCCCGTTATTTGTAATCTTGTAAGCACCCACTAAAAGATATTCTACTGCGCTCTGATGAATTAAAAATGGTTTTATGTAATCGTCAAACAAAGTCAAATATAAACCGCTTAAATCGTCGTTTCCGAAGTCAACATCTATTTTATTAAATAGCGTTTCTCCTAGAATTTCCTCTAATCTTGTACGTTGTGCATCTGCTATGCAGGGAATGTATAAATCTATATCAATATTCCCACCTAGTAAGGTGTTTTTTGTCAGTTCGTTTTCTCGTAGCCAAATATTCATAATACTTTTTTTTGTAGGTTACATATCGTGAGGAGCGATATAGACTTTTTGTGGGTTTGTTGGTGCTATCTCTCCCGCTTTTCTTACATCCGCTGGAGTTGATGGTTGCGCTGCGGTATTTTTACCCGTTCCTATTTTTCTGTACATCTCACGTACCCAAAAATGCTTACAAGTTCCAAAAGGGAAAGCATCTGAAAGCAATCCGCCACCTTTCCAAAGAAAAATATCATAAGGCTCATTAGGGTTTGGTCGCATTCCGAATCCCGGATTAACATTTCTTTGGCTCATCAACTCGATGTCCTCTTTTCTGTAAAGTTTTTTTGCTTTCATCATTGCCTTACAAAACTCACGCTCGGGGTTTGGATTTCCGCTATATCTGTAACGTGTAATGTATAACTTTGTGTCTTGCTCTGAAACGCTTTTAGTTCGTGCAGTTCCAGTACTAACCGCCTCCATTGCAACATTCATCAATTTAACGGTTGTAGCGTTTAACCTTTCCATCTCCGCATCACGTTCCTCCTCTTTATCGTAGTCAACTGGATCCGAACTAATCAACTCCCACTCGTTCAAATCTATATCTTCTCCTAGGTCCGTATAATTGTGTGATGAAAGTTGCGTTATCGCTGCGGTTTGTTGAGTGAATAACGCTTGTGCTACGCTTGCAGGAATGTTTAAGAATTGAACCAAGAAAACAATCGCTTGCTCGGTTGTTAAAATACCCTCTTTTACCTTTGCAAAAATATCGATTGCACTTGCTATCTGCGCACCGTTGTAAGAAATTTGCGCATCTGAACTAGCTTTGTCGGTTTGATCTAAAACATTTGCAGCAACCTGCTCACTTCTTAAACTTTCAAACTGCAAATCTAAACTAATACCGTTTGCCTTTAGTATTTCCATTAAACCATCTAAAATGATTTCTTGTTTTGGCGTAATTACGTTAATCATTAATTCAGCAAATCCAACCTTAATTTCCTCAGCATTTGAACTAAATCCGCTTGCTTCTTTTATTCCAACTAACATTGGAGAAGTAAGTTTGTGAGCGGTGCAAAGTTGTTGTCTAGCCTCCGCAGTTAGATACTCATATTGCTTGTGCGCTTCGCTAACTTCTAAAGCGGTTATTGTAATCTCACTATCTTTATTGTCGTTCCAATTTAAAAAGAAATTCCCCGCTTTATTTGAACCGCTTAAATTCTCACGAATCTTGCGAGTAGTTTCCATTATTTCAATCTCACTCGCTTGAACTCCAGCGTTCATATTTATAATGTATCCAAAAGACAAACCGTTTTGAATGTGCTTAATACAATAGTTTTGAAACTCCTCTTCAAACTTTGCCCAACTTAACCCACTTACATAACTAGGGTTTGAATAATAGAATTGTCCTACTTGGTAATCTTTGATAATGTAAATCTCGGACCGCTCACCGCCACCGCTTCCAAATCCAAAAGCATCATATCTTTCGGGCTTGTATTTTTGTGTTTTCGCAAAGTCGTAAGAATACCAATATCCCGTTATATCCCCATCTTCATTAGCAACTTCGGGAGCTACTCTTTCCTTTGCAATATGATAAACTTTTTTAACTACATTGTTTACGTATTTCACTTCAACACTTGCCTCGCCAAACATTTCAAAATCTTTGCAAATTTTTCTTAACTCCTTTTTAGTAAATATGGTGCTTAATGCGCTCCACTCTTTAGGTTTGGTTAATTTCTCGTTTGAAGTCAGTCCTTTGCCGTAGATAAACTGTGCGTAACTGTCAATTATTGCGGAGTTGGTAGTTGATCCGTTGTAAGCATCAATAATGGTTTTGTAAAATTCGTTATTATTTCCATTCAATACCCACTTTTTGCCCTGAACTTCCTTAATTTCTGGGCGAATATAGTTGCTTAATTGAATATCAAATACTCTTTGCGTTGGTTTATCGTACATAATTATACTTTTAATATGCCATTATTCATTTCGTAGTTTTCCAAATCTGTTTGAGCAGTAACATAAGCCTTGCCTCTGTACGTAATTGCATCATTTTCGAGTATTGTACACTCAAAACTTTGCCCCTCGATGGTCTGAAAATCCGAAAATGTGATTATTAATTGAAAGTTTTGGTAAAAAACATTATCATATTCAATAGAATAGGTAATATTTTTGAGTTCATCACGTAAATTAAACACAATTTCGCCACCATTATAACTAGATGGAATACATTTAAACGTGTGATTTGTTGCTACATTAAAGACTATCATATTAATAAGACTAAAAAAAACTAAATTGTAACAAAAAACCCATCAATTAAGATGGGTTTGATAGTAGGTATAGGACAAAAAGTTATGATACAACCGTTTCAGATACCAAAGTTTGTAAAGCGGTTTTTGTTGTAGCATCCAAAAACGGAGATAATGAACCTTCTTCTGCTGCGATTGTCAAAGTGTAACCCGACAAATCTCCACCCGCTGCTCCTGTTACTTTCGTACAGTTGCTCATAGTTCCGTTAGTCAATCCAACTAGATGAATATTTCCGTTGTAATCTTCTACAAATACAAATGGTCTGCCTTGACAAATCAACTGTACTTGCGCTTGTAAGTCTGCTGCTAATTTTGGAAGTGTAACCGCCAAAGATTGAGCAACTAAATAAGTTCCGTTATCTTCCGAACTTGTACCCGTTTCTGTTAATGCGTTGGTAGTAGCTTTTACTTCGTATTTAAAAACTTCATCTAAAGTTCCCAAAGATGTAACCGCTTGCGCTGCTACTACAAAAGCATAAGAATCATAATTCGCAAAGTAAAGGTTTTTAATACCTCCTCTTTGGTTCTTACAATTATTTAAAAGTCTACCCGCTGTGATAGGACAATATGCCATAATAATTTAATTTAAAATAAGGGCGGTAACTAAACCGCCCTAGTTACTTCTTATCCTCCGTAAAGTACTCCTTTTGTAGCTTGTCCAACGTTCGCTGCCAAAGTGTAGATTGAACGTACAAATTGAACATCACCATCGTTAACCAATTTACCTACTTCGAATCTGTTTACATCGTCAAGTAAATCTGTATTCCAAGATACTGCCGCTTTTCTTTGAGCGTAAGCCATCAAGTTGTTTGGAGCAGGAACGAATAACAATTCAACTCCGTTGTAGTAAACTTTTGCAGTATTGAAGTTATCGCCAGTAATTGCAAAGTTAACTTGTTGCGCAGCACCAACCGCATTGTTAGCGTTGTAGCAAAGTTGTTTCCACGCTCTAGGGCAGTAGATAACTGTTGGGCTAACTGTATCTTCTAAGTTTTCAGCAGGAATAGCAGCAAAGATTTTCGCCATTTCTCCTGCAATATTTCCTGATGTTACAGTTGTTCCAGTTACTTTGATATAACCACCAACCGCAGCGTTGTCGTAAAGTACTTTTGCAAATACTCCATCAATAAGTCCAGCAGTTAAGGCAGCAACCGCAGTTTGTGTTGCAGCAGTGATTGAACCTTGTGCAGCGTTTGGAGTTAATGCAGCAATAGCAGTTTTTGTTGCGCTTGTAATACCACCCCAGAAAATTGATTCAGCATCTTGTGAAACGTTTGGTCCTACCATTGCCAAAACAGTTGAAGCAAACTCGCTTGATTCGATGTTGAACGCTCCCGGATTCATTGAACGATTGAAACGAGATGAACGCAAAGCCTCTTGTAAGAATGTTTGCTTGTACTCTAATTTTGTAGGTGTAATTGTGCGGTCTGTAATGTTGATTGATCCGCTTGAACTCAAAGCACTACCTGTGTATAGTTGTGCAGTTACGTCAACTCCAGCCTCTGTAAAGATTGTACCTGCTTTGATGTTGTCGTTAAATGTTACGTATCCATCGCTAATGGTTTTATTTGCGAATAATACTTCCTCAAGGATTGGTTCTACTGCAACCCCTCTAATGTCTACTGGTGTATAGCTTATTGCCATTTTTTTTAGTTTTTAGTTGTTATTTTAATTGTTTTTTGATTTCTCTGTGTCGCTCCAAAGCTGTCATCGCCTCGAAAGGTTTTGATTCTTTAACTTCGGGTTTTGCTTTTGTACTTGCGCTCAACTGAATTTCTTTAGCTTCTGAAATTTCAGCTTTCAATTCAACTTTCAAGTCGTTCATTTGTTTAGCCACTTCCGAAGAAAGGTTCATTACAATCGATTTGATTAACGATTCAAATTTTGCATCGTTGCTCATTTCCACTTCTTCGGTTTCTGTTTCCTTAACTTTGATTTCCGCAATCATTCCCGCCTCTGTAATTACCAAGATGCTACCATCTTCTAATTCGTGTTCGCCAACTGGTGCAGGAGTAGTCGTGCCATCTTCGGCTACGATGTTTACTTCTTGACCAGCTTCAAAACTTGCCGCTTCTAAAACTGTAACGCCATCGCTAAGTTTCATTTGTGCTAGTTGCACCTCCACCACTTCGGGTGCTGGGTTATCGCTCGATAATTTTATCGCAGCAAACCCCTCTTTAATTGCATTTGCAATTGCTTCTAAATTCATAGACTCTTGTTTTAAATTAATTTTTTCTAATCCGAATTTTGTACCATCAATAGAAAAGCCTTTCACTTTTCCGGTTTTAATATAATCGTTCCAAACCTCGTCGTTATTTATTTTCTGCATTCCGTACAAAGTTCCAATCGGATGCTTAAATCCGTATAAAACCGACTTATCGTGTACTTCATCCTCTTTTATCCACGTTTCGGTAAAGGTTACATCTTCAATAAATTTACCATCGTGTTCGATAGTTGAATTGTTTTGAAATCCGTTTTTAATAAACTTTTCGTGGATTTCTGCAATCGTTTCCGCTTCAAACATAATATTGAAAGGCTCCCCTCCATCGGGATCGTTTCTCATTATTAATTGGTTTGGAATTAAAACCGCTCCAACAACAATCCTTTTCTCCTCATTTGCGGTTGCAAGTTGTATATCTGTTTGCTCTGCCTTAAGTGAAATAAAAAGTTCTTTTGTGGCTGGATCATCCACTAGAGAAATTGCGTAAATTCCGCTCTCATCATTTTCGTTTAAAACTACTTTGTACGTTTGCATATCTTTAAGACTGAATTAAATTATTTTGTTATAAACTTTTTATCCTAAACTCGCGTTTCTAATGATGTTACGATCTAAAGACTGCCCACTGGTTACGTCTTGTGCCACTACGTAAGTTTTAACCGGTGCATTTTCATTCGTTGCCATTATACCGGCTAATTGATTCACTCCGCTATTTCCTACGACGTTGAATTGTGGTGCTGCTCCACCTGCTGCACCGCCACCGCTCATTGTTGGTGCTGCACCTCCGCCTCCACCTCCGCCACCTTTAGGAGTTTTAACTGCTAAAATCTTTTTAACCGATGCGTAACCAGAGGCTAATGCACCAGCTGCCGCGACTGCCCCTAACGCAATACCAACAGGTCCAGGCACTGCGCTCACCATTCCTTTAAAAGCCGAAACTCCCGACTGAATAGTATCTATTGTTGTAGCTGCTATTGCCGCTGCCTTACCAGCATCTGTGCTTTCTCCCAATAAACTTGCAGCTGTTTTTAGTGATGATGAATAAGCCGAAAGGGCAACCTGTCTAGCTTGTTGTTTTTTCTTTTCTATTTCATCTTGTGTTGCGGCAGTCGCTACATCTACTGCTATAATATCCTTATCTAATTTTATTTTAAGTTGCTTTTGCAATTCAGCATTACCCTCTGCCGCTAAATATTCAGATTCATATTTTTGAGTTAAAACTAGCTTATCATAATCATCTTTTTCAAGTGTTAACTCTTGTAATCTTAGAAATTCAGAATCTTCTTTTTCAATTTTTTTAGCGGCTATATCAAGTTCAATATTTGCTAAATTTTTTAAATGTTGCCTTGTTAATTCTTCAGTCGATAAATTGTTAGCCTCTAAAACTGCTTTTCTATCTTTATATTCTCGCTCCGCTTTTTCTGCTGGAGTTTCATTATTTTGGCTTAATGTATTTAATATGTTAATTGCATCTTGTGCTGACTTCATATCATCAGCCAATTTTTTATCCGCTATTGCTTTTAATGCAGCGGCTTCTTCTTTTTTATTTTTTTCTGTATTTGCTGTTTTTTCCTCACCGCTTTTCTTTTCGGCTTCTCTTTCTTTTTCAGCTTGTTCTGCATTAAAATTGGCAATTTCTAATCTGCCTTTCCTTTCTAAATCTAAATTTTCTGCCGTTAATTCTTGTATTCTTTTATTTTGTTCTTTTGTTAAATTATAACCCTCTTTTTGAGTGGCTGCAATAGATTTAATTTCTTCATAATTGGCATTTCTTCTAGCATTAACGCCATCAAGTTTAATTTGTGTTAGCTCCTTATCACTTGCGCCTCTTTGTTTTGCCGCAGCTAATTCAATTTGAGTATTATAATCTATTCCTTTGGCGTTAAAATCGGCTAATTCTTTACCGTATTCTAATTGTCTGTTAAGTCCTTTTTGCTTATCAGTCAATTCTTCAGTTGCATCTGAACTTTCATTCATTTTCGCTACTAAATAACCAAGTCCAACTACTAAAGCACCTATACCAGTACTAACAATAGCGGTTTTTAAAGCGTTAAATGATACTGCGGTTGTAGTTACTGCGCTAGAAAATAATCTTTGCGCTACCGTTGCCGCTGCGGTTGCTAAAGTATCTAATTTTTTAAAAGTTGTAGTGCTTTGAATTACTGCGCTTAATTGTTTGAAACTATCAACACTCTCTCCAATAGCTTGTAAACCTTGCGACAAAGCCATTGCGCTCTGAACTTTCAAAAGTGTCTTTTCAACTTCCGCAGATTCAGCACCGAATAAAGCCATTCCACCTTGCACCGCAGCGAACCCACCTGCAACTCCAGCAAGTGAACTGCTTAACGCCTTAAATTTAGCATCGGGGTTAAACGCATCTGTTAACGCTTTTGCATCGCCGATTTGGTCCTTTAATTGTCCTGCACGTTTGGCAGCTTCTACTGCTTGTTGTGAAGTTGCTCCAAACTTTGCCGATAACTCCGCTACATCCGCTTGCGCTGCTCTTAATTGCGAACGTAAAGAACCAACCGCCTCATCTGCGTTGCCTTGTATTTTTATATCAATTACTTTCTCTATTGCCATTTCGCTGCTTTTTTAAATAATTCCCAATTATTTGTATATTGATATTTTCCCTTTGCGGTTTCGATTATTTCGTTGCCTTTATAGTCCTCTGCTATTTGTAGCATTTCTAGTATTTGTTTAAGCATTTTGAAAAACTGGTATTTGAATTGACCTATCAACTCCGTTTCTTGTAAATTCTATAATTATATTTGCTGACCTATCTGATGCTGTTGCATTTGCTGGAACTGAAACTATTAAAAGTCCATCTTGAAAAGTATCGTCTTGAAAATAACTTCCCGCTAAAAAGCCAAATGATGCTTTAGCATTCCAAAAGTCGCTATCATTTAAAAAAACCTGCACCTCTATTTCCTGCGCTGTATTATCTAATATTAACGTTTGTATGTTTGAATTACGAAGTCCTAACGCTAAATCTGTAAACTGTCTAAAATCGCTTAATAGTTCAAAGGTTGTTTCCTTTGTTGTTAAATCAACTGTCATCGTGTTTATAGTATACCTTTTGTTTTTTAAAATTATTCTGTCGTATAACTGAATACTATTTACGATTAAAGTATTTAGCATCGCTTTAACCGTTACTTTCCGAGTTCTAATATTGTAAAGATTATCTACATATTTTGAATAATAAGTATCGTATAAACCTTTCGGTGGTGCTAGTTCAGTATTTACAACTCCTAATTCATCGCTAAAATTAAATCCATAAAGAAACGAAGTGTCTGTTCCTGCAATTTCTAGTTCATTTGTAAATCGTCTGTATCTATTTGTCGTGAAATTAGTACCACCAAAATCGTATCTTATAACTGGACTTGTGCCGTCTACATCCAAAACTATAAACCCGCTGTCATACATTAAAACTGGCTTTGGTGTGTATGCTTGTTGGTCTTTATTCCAAAGGGTTGCAGTTACAAAATTAGTTATTGTCGTGCCTGTTGTTATTGGTGGAATGTAACGCTCGTACATTATATCCTCAAAAGGTAGTTTAACCTCGTACACTTCCGTACTTGCTATGTTTTCGTTCGTGTAATCTAAATCGCCATAATCACGATTGAACAAACCACGAAAAGCATTGTTAATTATATTCTCGGATTTTTCAAATAAAAATTTTATTGACTTGAATATTTTAGGTTTACTTATTTGCTCGTCATCTGTTATACAATATTCTGTAATATCTAAAATTCTACCTCGCTCAAAGTAAACATCCATTGTTACGAACTCAAAAGAAGTTTCGTTTAATGGTATAATCATAAGATTATGCGCTTTCATTATTCCAATTAAAAACGCTTCAACTGTAATATCTGGAACATAACTTTGAATGTTTAATAGTGATGCTGTTGTTTGATTAGGCGTTCCACCTAATTGACTTTCGTTATTAATTGCATTTAATCTTTTATGCTGAATAATTAAATTCAATGTCATAGGCAAATTTGAACTTATAAAAAAAGTAAATCTATGCGTTTGAAATTCCCCATTTACTAACGGTTCTTGTGCTCGATATCGCCCGAAAAAATTAATATCTTGAAATCCTAATAGATTTTCATAAGTAGCAAACAAAACACCATTGTCGTAAATTGTAAACGTATAAGGTATTCCATAATCGGCTAGGTCAACATTTAATTTAGCAAATGATTCTATTCTAAAAGTTGCGTTTGAACTGTTTAAATTGTTAAACGTAAATATGTATTCATCGGTTGCCAAATCTAAATATCCTATTAACGCATTTTGAGTAAAAAAAGGTGAAGTAAAATTCATTTGCATAGGTTCAGACCTTAACGTAAATACTTCCGCATTTTTAAGAAACAACCAAAGTTTTTTAAATAGTAAAGTATCCAAAAATACTCCGCTAAAAGTAAGTCCGTATTTACTTTGTATGTACTCAAATATTTTCCAAACTGGTATCGCAGGAAATAAAGTCCTAGTATCTATTTCGCCACTAGCTGTCGTTATATCTGAACCGCTACCAGTACCGCACTCAAAACGTCTGTCGCTACCAATTAAAGGAAATGCTACATAAGGGTTTGTAGTTCCCAATGTCATAGCATTATTAATATTTGCGTAAGTATAATCAAAGTTTAGTTCGCTGTAATCTAAACTATTCAATTTATCCTCTTTGAATCTGTCTTTTATTTGAGTTAGATTACCAGTAAAATTGATTGTATAGCTTTCAATCATATTGCCTTTTTTATCGGCTTTCTCTAATTGGAATTTACCAAAGCGAAAAGGTATGTCGTCAATCTCTATTCTACCAAAGTATTTTTTACGTTGGTCAAACCCATCATTAACCGAGTTTTCGTACCAATAAGAAAAGATTTTATTATTAACTGCTGATGCTGGAACTGTAAACGATTTTGAATAGTCTGTGAATATCTTGCCTAAATCATTAAAGTTTTGAATTGAAGATGTTATGCTAATAGTTTCATCTGCAAATAACTCTATTCGTTTTGAAATTGGCGTAAGTACGTCATCAATCAGTTCATCGATATAAATGTAAATTCCTACCATATTAATCTACATCATTTATAAGGTTAAACGAGTACTCAAAATTCATTTCGTAATTAATCATCTTATCTCTTAACCTTGTTTTCTTTTGCAAAGATTTGTCTTTTAAAGTTACTGGCTCGTTATCGAGTAGTATAGTTTCGCTAGATAGTAGTTCAACAAGTAACTCGATTGTGTTTTCATCCACCCACCCAGTATTAAGTTTAACGCTTTGCTTCATATCGAAGTTAAACTCTTTCTTTTGCCCTCTTAATGGATTGTAATCAAGCGAATCTGGGAATAGATTAAATCCTTTGCTCTTTACATCGTAGCTGTCCGTTCTAGCTTTAAAGAATGTAAGGTATTGCCAACCGCCTTTTGAGTTTATAAACGTGCATTTTATCGGTGTATAAAGACAGTCATCACCGTTTAAGAAGTAAATAAACGGTTGCGCTGGAACTGCTCCGCTTGTATCTAG